ATGTTTTTATTGCAAAAAGAAAGAAGAAATTGTTGTCGCGTCGAACGACTTACGAGGCTTTTCCCGTAGTACTAAACCCATCCCAATATTCAATCCGCATTACGCGTCAAGCGGCTCAATAGCTTGTCTTCACCTGATTTTATCTTCTTTCACTATATGCCATGTTTTTATTGCAAAAAATTAGAGGATATGTTTATTTTGTATTTCCAGATTTCCAATCCGTGGAAATTTTAAGAAAAGAAGGGTAAGAGCTTTTCAGCCCTTACCCCAATTCTACGGTTCGAGCGGTGTATTAGCACCAAAACCCTGTGGATTATATGGATTATTAGCTGCACCCAACGTCGTGATCACTGCAAGTATTGCCTGCCCAATCACATTCACGAGGGTCACGTTCTCTGCAGACACCAACAGGACTAGAATACCCATAAGGTTCGTCACGACAACCACCCAAAAAGGAATACTTTTCCAAAACGCTTGTTTCAATTGTTTTTCCTCCTATTTATTATTTATTGACTTCGTAAAATGGCACAATTACGATTTACCGGCTTTTGCTTTTACCGTTGCTTTGTTCGCGACGATTGTGTCAAGGCAGGCTGATATCTGCGCTTTGGTCATCGTCTGGACTTGATATCATTCCAAATTTATACATTGTTGCCTACTTATAAAATCTTCTTAATTAAAATTACGGAATTTGCAATACCATTTGCCCTTGCAATACCTATATTGGTAAAGTAACTAAGAAATGGTGTTATTCCATTAGCCCATTTATTAGTTCTAAGTGTTAGCATCCCGTATATAGTGATAAAGGGTGATGTGACATGTGCTACTGAGAGGTATACACCGTCTGTACTAAAGGCACAACCACGCCCACTACCTGTTGGGAGTGTTGTGGGGTTGGTCAACTTGGTGAACACATCACCACTTCTCTTGTATATAGTGATAAATGGTGTTATGTCATGTGCTACTGAGAGGTATACACCGTCTGTACTAAAGGCACAGCCATACCCATCACCTGTTGGGAGTGTTGTGGGGTTGGTCAACTTGGTGAACACATCATCACTTCTCTTGTATATAGTGATAAAGGGTGATGCGTCATGAGCTACTGAGAGGTACACGCCGTCTGTACTAAAGGCACAACCACGCCCAGTACCGGTGGGGAGTGTTGTGGGATCTGTCAACTTGGTAAACACATCACCACTTCTCTTGTATATAGTGATATAGGGTGATGTGGCATGTGCTACTGATAGGTATACACCGTCTGGACTAAAAGCACAGCCATACCCGTCATCTGTTGGGAGTGTTGTGGGGTTGGTCAACTTGGTGAACACATCACCACTTCTCTTGTATATAGTGATAAATGGTGATGTGGCATGTGCTACTGATAGGTAAACACCGTCTGGACTAAAAGCACAGACACGCCCAGCACCTGTTGGTAGTGTTGTGGGGTTGGTCAACTTGGTGAACACATCACCACTTCTCTTGTATATAGTGATATAGGGTGATGTGCCAAGTGCTACTGATAGGTAAACACCGTCTGGACTAAAAGCACAGACACGCCCAGCACCTGTTGGTAGTGTTGTGGGATCTGTCAACTTGGTGAACACATCATCACTTCTCTTGTATATAGTGATAAAGGGTGATGCGTCATGAGCTACTGAGAGGTACACGCCGTCTGGACTAAAAGCACAGCCACGCCCAGTACTCACTGGGAGTGTTGTGGGATCTGTGTGTTTCCCCATCACAAATAACTCAGATTTGTATATAGTGATAAATGGTGATGTGACATGTGCTACTGAGAGGTAAACACCATCAGCACTGAATGCACAGCCACGCCCAGTACTCACTGGGAGTGTTGTGGGATCTGTCAACTTGGTAAACACATCACCACTTCTCTTGTATATAGTGATATAGGGCGATGTGACATGAGCCACTGAGAGGTATACACTGTCTGTACTAAAATCACATCCACGCCCATTACCTGTTGGGAGTGTTGTGGGATCTGTCAACTTAGTAAATACGTCTCCACTTCTTTTGTAGATGGTGATGAACGGTGTTGTGTCGTGTGCTACTGAGAAATATACGCCGTCTGGACTAAAGGCACCGCCATACCCAAGACCTGTTGGGAGTGTTGTGGGATCTGTCAACTTGGTGAACACATCACCACTTCTCTTGTATATAGTGATAAAGGGTGATGCGTCATGAGCTACTGAGAGGTACACGCCGTCTGGACTAAAAGCACAGCCATACCCAATACCTGTTGGCAGTGTTGTGGGATCTGTCAACTTGGTGAACACATCACCACTTCTCTTGTATATAGTGATATAGGGGGATGTGTCATGTGCTACTGATAGGTAAACACCATCAGCACTGAATGCACAGCCATACCCAATACCTGTTGGCAGTGTTGTGGGATCTGTCAACTTGGTGAACACATCACCACTTCTCTTGTATATAGTGATATAGGGTGATGTGCCATGTGCTACTGAGAGATATACACCGTCTGTACTAAAGGCACAGCCAAGCCCATTGCCTGTTGGGAGTGTTGTGGGATCTGTCAACTTGGTAAACACATCACCACTTCTCTTGTATATAGTGATATAGGGTGATGTGCCATGTGCTACTGAGAGATATACACCGTCTGTACTAAAGGCACAGCCATACCCATTGCCTGTTGGGAGTGTTGTGGGATCTGTGAGCTTTTCCTTACCATCTATTGCACTATTTTTTCCAACTACTTCACCCTTGTATGTTATATGTAGGATTTCTTCGTTTACATTTATAGAACCTATTATTTTTAATTCGCCCCCACCGATATTTACTCTCCCCATCTTAAAGCACCTCCATATTGTGTATTTTCCGTTAAATAATACATTTATTTCACCACCTTATATCTGATGGGAATATTGACAGTTGGAGCAATATTTGCGAAGAATGTTATTCCACCATTATATTCTTCAACTGTTGGGTTTAATTCCATTTCTTGTGCTACATCCTGATAATCCTTATCGACTGTCACATCGACCCAATTATCAACTGTAACATCTGTTATCAGTAGATCATATTTTAATGTATTCTCCCCAGTGTTTGCTACCCACCCTGTAGTAGGAAGCGTACTGACCCCTTTTGTAATCATTTGTGCCAATTGTGTATTCGCCATTTGAGCTTCACCTAATGCTGATAAAATTAAACTGTCTAAATCACCCATTAGACACCTCCGTTTAATTCGGCCAATCTTGACCAATTTACATCGGCCTGAACAAACCTGTATACACCAATAATCTCACTCCAATCAGATCTATACATTTCAAGAGTAGATCCTAGCTGTATTGGCTTATCATCCATTTCGATTAAGTCTTCAATATCACCATCACCGGCTGCAACTGCAATATGGCATCTGTTCTCATCTGTTGTTAGATCTATTTTCCGTATAACTACTGGCCTCATTTTGTTTCTCCTTTTTGTTTATTTTATCAATACACTCATGACATACAAACGTCCCCTCGGGAACAGGCATACCACATGCGATGCAAGTATCTTATCCTTCAAACATATGATAATCTCCTATTTAAATATAAAAAATGCTACAGCCGTTGTAACAATTGATAATAGGACACTTCCAAACCCAACAAGAAGCCATTTAATTAGAGCTTTTTGGTTTGCGAAGGCCTGTTCGGCAGGTTCTTTTTTATGTTGCTCGAACTCTTCTTTTTGTTTTCTAAGTAAATTCATAAAAGCATCCTGCCCCTTTTTTTGTTCTTCATTAGAACGTTCTATTTTATCATATAATTTTAAGACTGTATCTTTGGTTTCCATATTATCTTTAATACTCGCAATATCCGCCTCATGTCGGTCACTAGCTTTGGCTACATAACTAACCTCTTTAGTTAAAGCAGCGACTCCACTAACAAGATCGGCTATATTCTTGTTACTAGAGCGCATTTCGATCGTGAAATCTTTGATTAAATCGACAAGACTATTTATTCGTTGATGCGCAGACCCAGTGCTTTGTTCTGTTTCAGTGATTCTCCGCTCATGCTCTCTTATCATTTCTGGATTACATTCATCCATTTCTACCTCCAAAGATATTTTTATATTCCTCATCAGAAGAACTTGCTTCGGTCCCCTTTGTAGTTTGCCGACTCGAGGAGCACCACGTGCCACCACTCAAGCTGTGTCGGAGCATCGATCTTGTTCATTGTGAAGGCTATACCGTACTTATTACAAGATTGATTATTTCGCCCGAATGGTAGGATGTTCTTCTTGACAAAATAGCGTATACCGGGGCCCTGGAGGTCAATTGCTCCTGCAAACTCGTGCCAGGACTTACCTGGAGGAGCCGCTGGATTAGCCTTCGGTGCCACAGGATACTTTTTTGGATCCGCCTTATAATTCTTATACGCGATCCACTTGTCGTAAAGTCTCTTCTGGTCGGCAGTAGCTCGATAGCCAAAGCAGCCAGATGCCTTTAGATTGTTGGCACGAAGCCATGCCGCCACTCGCCCTTGGAGAACCTTATTAACGTTCCCATTTGCCAGCGGCGGCGCGAACTTCAAATATGTCATAACATTTGGCTCCATCGGATAAGTCTTGAGTTTCTCAGCCAAAGGTTCTGAAATATAAGGCACTTTTGCAATATAAAGAATGGAACTAAGAATAGCGTTCGTCAAATCTGAGATGTGGCTAACAATCCATGCTGCATCTTCGGGATTATCATGAAAAGCAATTTCTATAAGTACTGCCGGAGCATGAACCGATCTAACCTCTGCCATTGTCCCAGCTTTAACTCCTCTATCTACTGTAGGAGTCAACGCCGAAACTTTCTCATACAAGAACCATGCCAACTTTGTTGAGATTGACGTAGTGCTATTAGGATCATAACAAAACACCTCGCAACCACGTGCCTTACCGTTCAATGCGTTTGAGTGAATAGCCAGATGTATGTCAGGTTTGTATGTGTTTGATTCTAGAACGTGTCCTGCATAAGTATTTGATTTCTTATTACGCATGAACTCAATAGAAGGAGAATATGCTTTTAGCTTCTCACAGAGAGAATCTGCGATTAGGTTCATGACAGCCTCTTCATTGGTCCTATTTGCATATAGATTAGCTTCTTGACTAGATGGCGAAATATAAAATTTCATCTATCCTCCTATATGATGTTGCGCGACTGTTTCAGAGTTGTCGTTAGTGTTTGGAGACATGTTCTCTATTTCCATTTTGAATCCTCCTTAAATCTCTTCTTGGACTTCTTCGGTTAACAAGTCCTCGGCAGGTTGTTCAATGACTTCTGTTCCATGTTCGGCTGAATTGAACTGACCCCCACACTTCGGACATGCCACGGTCGGCATGATTGTGGCAAACCCGAAAACCTGTCCACAGGCGCATCTGACTTCTCCTTGAAGCATAGTTCCTCCTTTACGGTATCCCGAATTGAATCGTGCATTGCAGGTCTATGACTCTTTGGTCGGTCTTGTGTATCCCGTCTACTGTGTAATCTGCTGTGATGACCACATTGTTTGCAGGTGCTGTGTCGAATGTGATGGCGGTGTATTTGAGGGATAGATCATATGTAATGATGTATGGAGTGGTGTAGTGTGCTACCGCAAGAATCAAACCATCCGAAGAAAATGTGCAACCGTTTCCAATGTCTGTTGGTAATATAGCAGGGTTTGCACGTTTAACCCATGCGCCACCTGTCCAATCGTATATTGTGATGTATGGACTTGTGCTGTGTGCTACTGCAAGAATCAAACCGTCTGGTGTAATGTCGCAACCGTTTCCAGTGCCTATTGGTAATATAGCAGGGTTTGTTCTCTTAACCCAAGCGCCACCCGTCCAATCGTATATTGTGATGGATGGACTTGTGGTGTGTGCTACCGCAAGAATCAAACCATCCGAAGACAATGCGCAACCGTATGCAGTGCCTGTTGGTAATACAGCAGGGTTTGCACGTTTAACCCATGCGCCGCCTGTCCAATCGTATATACTGATGTATGGAGTGGTGTAGTGTGCTACTGCAAGAACCAAACCATCCGAAGACAATGCGCAATCGTATGCAGTGCCTATTGGTAATACAGCAGGGTTTGCACGTTTAACCCATGCGCCGCCTGTCCAATCGTATGTAGTGATGTATGGAGTGCTGTAGTGTGCTACCGCAAGAATCAAACCATCCGAAGACAATGTGCAACCGTATGCAATGCCTGTTGGTAATACAGCAGGATCTGTTCTCTTAACCCATGCGCCGCCTGTCCAATCGTATGTTGTGATATATGGAGCGATGTAGTGTGCTACCGCAAGAATCAAACCATCCGAAGACAATGTGCAATCGTTTCCAATGTCTGTTGGTAATATAGCAGGGTTTGCACGTTTAACCCATGAGCCACCTGTCCAATCGTATATAATGATGTATGGAGTTATGCTGTGTGCTACCGCAAGAACCAAACCGTCTGGTGTAATGTCGCATCCGCGTCCAGTGGACCCAGGCAGTGTAGTAGGATATGCAATCACATAACCAGGCACAAGTCCTGTATTTGCGTTGGTTTCTTCTTTTGTAAACGCGGTGGTTGCCACGCCATCTTTCTTCATCACCACGGTAGACTGTCGTATACTTCGTGATGGCAAAATGAATCTTCGGGTAGTACCATCCCCAACACCAACAGAAACATCGGCCAATTCCAATCCAGAATACCCGGCATATGGCAAAACAACACGAGCAATACCGGCTGTGTTAGATGCACCGACCCCAAACTCTCGGATATGGCCGTTCCCGTTTGAAACAGACAACCTTGCCACGGCACTGGATGTGCGCTTGTTCGCCACATCTGCTGTCCATGTACCGGCTGTAATGGAACCAATAGCATTACGGGCGACAATAGTATTTACTGACTCGCTTCCTTCTATTGCAGATTCGCCTGCGTAAAACGATTGGTTACTAAATGTGGCTCCGCCAATCAAATAATTTATAAGCGGGTTATTTGATGGTAGGCTACATATTGAAATGTCTGTACCCGTAGACAGCGTTACGAACACCGTGGCATAAATCATAACAACGTCTGTTGCGGTCTTGAGCAATGTGGTCGGGTTTCCAACCTCGTCCTCCAACATGGCGTGAGTGACAAGGTTTGTTGATAATGCGCCATATGCGATGCCAACCTCGGACAATATTGATCCAACATATTCTTCTGGCTCCAATCGGATTGATCGTTTCCAAGAGGACGTTGGCAATGCCTTCACCAACTCCACATCGGTTGCGACCTTTGTCCCCAAATAAGTGAACAGTGCGGTGTCACCGATTGCCGGTGTACCAGAACCCGTCCCGAAAAGAATATTCACGAAATATACTGACCGTGCTGTCAACCTTGTCCACATCGTCGTGCAGACAATATTGAAAGCCCTTGCAGTCTGTTTCAGTTCTCCGGTGATACTATCTCTGACCTCGATGTCGAATCTGTTGTGGATTGACGCTCCTACATTGATCATATATCCTCCTACAAAACATTTGTACCAACCCATGTAACCGTGACCGTAAATGCCGAGACTTGTACCGTGATTGCCTCATCGGTATACCTGTTCCTCCAAACTATTTCTGTCGCGATTACACTAAATGCAGAAACCTGCGCCGTAATATATTCTGGTAACAACGGATTCGGTAATCGTACCAAGTCAGCTGGTGTAAACGCCACCGAAAACGACTGAACGATTCCATCGTTTCCAGCCAAATTTCCTGTAAGTTGTGAATATGCAACCGTTAAATTCCCCTCGACGTTCTGGAAATGCTTGAGTCTTTTCATTGTCAGCAACACTTCATTATCTGGTGTAGTTGCATCGGAAATTATAAACGAAGTGAGCGTAGGTGTGATGTTTGTATTTGTAGTTGAGAACGATTGTTTGAACCAAAGGTGTGTATTTGAAACTGTGAGGGTATCCCCAGAACTTACGGAAGTCCAAGATGATGGGTTACCACCACTAGTAAAAGCGTATTCTATTGATACGGATGTTCCGCTTGGTAAATCACTTGTCCATGTTGGAATAATATTGGTTGGGAATCCTGCGGTGAGAATCGCTGGCGTTGTTCGATAACCAGATGTAGCATAAGCAGAATTCTCTACTGCAAATCCATAGGCCGCCCACTGATCGGCGACAGAAATTGTGAATGTTGCCTCATCGATTCTCGTTGACTCGTCGTTGTTTGTTGCAATTACAACACCACTTCCTGCGGTTGTTGTGCTGATCTGACTTATACGATTATCAGGTCTGTTTGTCGGATACGCTGAAACTGTTTGGTTGTAATCCCATCCTGCAGCAGAAATCGCAAGTCTTTTCTTTATGCTGTCAAATGCCGCAACACCGCCCCACGGAACAGTTGGAGTCTTTGGGCTTACTGTTGTGCCGATATTGTAAGATGTTCCAGCTATAATTCGTGCTTGAGGAATCCGTAAACATATCCACGTTGTACATTCACTGGCATGAGTAACATTAAATCCTGCAATCGTTCCTGTGGCGACCCGATAAAATACGGAAAAATAACTTCCACCACTCGATATCCCAAATAAGAGTGTCCAATCTGTTGGTGTGGTAGGAGCAGTTGTTCCGTCTTTGCTAAATAGTAGGACGACCAAATCGTTCGCCACAATTCCAGTCGGAAGAGCAATTGCTGTGATTACGCCGTTTACATTTATACCACCACGTGAGTTGGAGGCAATAGTAGGAAAAGAATCTGCGGTTGCAAGCTGCACCCCCTCGGGTCTCCATAGGTCACGGAACTCAACGTCTGATAATGTGCCATCAGTCAACACATCTTCATGGTACACAGTGCTTTGATGTGCTTCCACTTTTTCGACAATATAACTCCCATTGACCAACGTGCCTAAGTCTTGACTCGGCATCTCGACCCATTGTGGTTCGACTCCCGCGACTGTGAAGGCCGGTGCGTCCGTGTATGAGTAATACGGTTGACAAATAAACTCTGCGGTGTTCAGATCATAAAACATTCCGTCATTTGAACCATCATAAACCATAAACCATTCGGAGTTGTCATTTGATCCTTCCAGAATAAAATCTCTAACTCCACGTAATTGATAAGTACTTATAACAAACTTTGTGGCGGACACGCCTTTTCCTGCACCAAGATCTACCTTCAACCACTGCCCACCAGACTGTGTAGTGGCTGCCTGCCACCATGTTCCGGTATTTCCATCGAATGCTTTTGCAGCAATATAGGTCGAGCTAGACTGTGAAGATGCAGAATATACCTGTCCACCACCTTGACTCGTTCCTCTGGCAATTTCTTGTTCCGAACCGCTAATCGTCGCATATATTCCAAGTTCTGAAATCATTAATATTCCGTCATTTGTATTGAGAGTCAAGGTTCCGTTTCCCCAAATTCGATACGCAACAAGCCGATAATATCGAAATGTCATCACGGTCTTGTCGAACGTGTTTGTTAATGATTGTGTGAATCGCATTCCGATCTTGGTGCCATCTTGTTTCTTACTCATTCCAGATAGCCTCCAATCCGGGCACCTCTGGTGCGCCAAGGTTTATCGGTGTAAATGTGACGTTAAAACTAGAAATAGATTGTCCAACGCCACCCTGTAGCCCACCAGACGCATCCGTATAATGAACCGTCAAATCTCCAACCGAAGCATTGAAATCTTGGGCGTCTAACCAAAGTACGTTGTAAGGATATGTTTCCACGATTGCCGTTGCTGTGCCAAGATAGGTATGTGAGGCTGTATCCGTGACCGTGAATTTCGCTTCCTGCCCAATTCCATTTGTGATGTCATGGTCGAATATGATACCGATTCGATTACCCCATTGATCGGTTGTGGATTCGATGTTCTGCGCTGATACCGGAACAGTATCGCCAGCATATCTAACCCAGACACTTATATCAGATACTGAAGCGGTTAAGGATTCTTCGAGTTCGTAATTGTGCCAAAAGACTTCGGTCGTAGCCACGGAAAACAGAGATATCATAGCAGTGATCTGGTTAAGATCAGGCGTTCCCTGTGCGGCCCATATGCCGTATCTAATAAATAGCGACATATGACCTCCTTTATGCCTTTAACGCGCCAACTAAAAGCCACTCATCTGTACCAATTTTCTTGAGTGTGGCAGTTGTGTATTGCCCATACAGTTGCAGATTCGTGCCAGGAGAATTGACGGTCACGCCCGACCCCTTTGCGATGCTAACGTTTCCTTCTCCATATCGAATAACTGCGATCTCCGTGTCGATAGGAAATGCAACTGATGCATTTGGGGGAACGGTAATAGTCACAGATGATATACTATCCACCTTCTGGACTGTGTTTGCATCTGTGAGTGCGAGGGTTTTATTCAGATTAACGTTAATAGTGGCAGGATCACTTGACCCACCGCCTCCAGTACTTCCGTCGTCCGTCAATGAAAAAACTACTTCTGTTCCTGCGGAGAGTGTTCCAGCACCTGTTGCAACATAGGTAATGTATAAACCGTCTGATTTTTTCTCGATTTCTGCCTTACCATTTTCTCCAACGCCAGTACCTGCTCCAAGTTCAATTAATGGATTATAATTACCTGTCCCTGAATCATAGCGGTGTAAGAGGGAGAGTTTGACAAATCCAATACCATCAGGTCCATTATAGACAAATCGCATCACTGGAAAATCATTTTCAGTTTCGGTGATACCGGTTCCGATACTTTCAGCATCGACCCAATATAAGGGTGCTCCCGTTCTTCCCGTAACTTGAATTTCGTCCACATTCAACGGATCTGGTATCTGTGCATCAAAAAACTCGATGTATTGGTCGTGACCTCTCCAGTATCCAATCGGTGCGAGTCTAAGCGGATCAGTTGATGGAAGGAGATACCGGATAACCATGTCAGATGTATCGATCTCATCAACCGTCAGCTCCGCAATATACCCCTTTTGCGCAGTAAGATTATTCACAATAACTGTATTAGATATGACAATATCTATCTCAGCCTTCAAAGCTTCGATTGTGTCTGCAGATAGTGTTCCGTCGAAGATATAGAGTCCTGTTGCTGGGTCGAAATATATCTTAGGAAGCCAATTACCAAGACCGTCTCCTACTTGCATTTGAAATGTATCGGCATTCATAACAGTTCTAGCCATTAGATCACTACGGATAGATTCAAATCCATATTCAGGACTGATACGAGCTCCATAATATGTTTTACCTTTAACAAGCGAAGAAGTTTCAATTCTAAATAAGGAACTAGCTAAATCATTAATATAATTAGAGAAAACAAGACTTGTATCCATCTCATCATAAGGATTTGTAGTTAAACGAACAACTCGAAGTTGCTCATTCAATCCAAGTTCTGGTTGCCTTAGAACGACATTATCGCCTAATTCGTACGAATCCCCTGGTAAGTATATGGGAGTACATGAATATGATACGAGATTGTTCCCGTCCTTATCCTTCTGCCTCTTATTCAGGGTCTTCTCGACTATCTTGATGTTTCTGTCTTTAATAATGGATGTAACTTCTGTAGAGCCACGATGTACTACGATGTCGACAACAAAATTATTGAAGTTAACTTCCCCACCAAGGTACGCTACAAACTCCATGACGAGTTGACGACGACTCTTGGCTTCTTGTGCCGAATATGTTACTGACGTAGAAAACCCTAATGTACCAACTGAAAAGGGTGTCTCGTCCAAGATTTCACCTAAAATAGAGGAGGGAAGGCCCGTCCCAGCAAAATATGGCATGTTGTATGTAGGATTATTAAGTCGATATGACACGTGCTCTGCTTCTACATCGATGGTGAATGTGTTGTCAGTATTCGCACTCTTTTTGAGGTAAGCAATGTCGAAGTATTGACCATCAACTTCAAATATGGCATTGTCAGTTATCAAACTAGCCATCTTATTGTCTAGTATCGTCGTGAAATCTAATGTATTCTCGCCATTAATTTCCTCCAAGCGAGTGGTAGATAATACATTTTTAATCACTCCAAGACCTACAAAGCTACTATCAACAATTCTTATCATAGGGTCCCTTCCCTCCTCCCTCTGTCATAACCACAGCGGAATATACTCGACAGTTACAGTTGCAGTAAGACCTGTTCCCGTGATTGATAGTGTATTTTCGCCTGGAATAACATGCAAAAATGTATCGGTAGCTCCCGTTAGGGAACCATATTTGTTGACACCACCAAGATCTGCTTCCAACTCGATGTTATCAATCGTCAGAACTCCGGTTCCTGCGCCAGTATATGTCAAGGTCTTTCCGTTAAGAGTTAATGCCAGAGTAGTCCATGAACCATCAACTATCATTTTGAATTTGCTACCTTGAGGACTTCTGGAGTTGATAATGCGAGTTCCTGGATTTATGAAAACCAAAGTTCCTGATGCTGCTAGAACTACTTCCTCAGATTCCTCGGTCACAGAGTAAGCAAAGGGCTGGCAGTCGAACGTAATGTTGGCTGTACCAGACCCCCACAAACTCTCAAGCTCAATTTCGTCAGTAACCTTCGCGAGATAATACTTATCTGGTTCGTCATTGATAATCAATCTACACCAAGAGCCAACGCTAAGCCAAGCAGCAATACTTCGGGCACGTGTGCGCAACTCCTCGTAACTGGTGCCAATGTAGGCAATCCGCATTGTGAGGTTACGCATGGAATGTTCGTTGTCGTCGAAGTCATAGACTCCAGACACGCCAACGGGGTCAATTCTCCGAACCTTAACGGCAGGGAGTAGAGGCCGTTTGATAGATTTACAGACAAGTGAATAATACGAACTCTCTACGTTGTTGAAGTTAAATGCGCCTATCATAAAGCAACTACTCCCTTCGCATTATTATACCGATCGATGATGTTCCCAAGTTTGTTGCTAATCGTCCGAATGTCATTATCGTTTCGTACAGAGAAGTGGTTAACCATTTGGATTTTGGAATTGTCAGTATTGTTTGTGGAGGCAACATCGTTCGTCCCTACAGCAGTCCTTCCAGGAGCAGATATACTAGCCACTTTAAGTTGTGACGCCGATACATTAAGTCCCTTACTACCAAATATGGAATTCAGTTGCTTTCCACCATTCTCAATATTGGTCAAATCCAGAACAGGTCTAATTGTAGGGGTAACGTCGAGACTACCATTTACCATATCAGAGATTCTTGAAATCGTAGACTGCAGTGCGGATATAGCGACGTTACCAACGCCGACAGCAGAAGTCTTAACAACGCTAGTAAAATTATTTAGTCCGAGTGCAAAACCTTGATCCGCGTACATTCCGAGTTTAGCAAACTCCACTGATGGAGAATGGGCTCCGATAGCAAATTTGGCAGCTTCAAGAGCATCCGTCGCCATCTTTGCAGAGGCTGTGGCAAGATTTACCGCTTCGGTCTTAATCCCGGAAATCATTCCATCGACCACACCAACGCCTAGTTCTGCCCAGTTCGGTTTCTTGATCTCAGCAGTAACGTTGGTACCAAGTGTAGCGAACTCTTTCTCGGTCTCCGTGCGAAGTGTTCCAATCTTACCGAGCCACTCGGCTTTAAGTACATCAAGTTGCGAAGTAGATTCAGTGGTCAGAGCCTTCAATTGAATAGCCCAAGATTCCCGATACAATTCAAGTTCTGTTACTGCATCGGACTTGAGTAGTGAAATCTTATTGATCGATTCAACACGAAGGCCTTCGAGTTCCTGAACAGACTGCTTCTTTGCGAGTTTGTGTTTCTCTTCCCACATAGAAGCGTAATTGGTCAATTCAGCAGCACTAAGAGAATCCAACGCCTTGATTTGTTCAACAGATTGTGGACCCATGGCTTCAAGTTCAGAAATAAGACCACTGCTAAGCCCCTTACCAGCAAGACTTTCCAGCCTAATTTGCCAGGTCTTGAATTCAATGATTTGGCTCTGTAGATTCGCAAGTAGTTTTATACCACTAACTGGTTCGGCTTTAGCCACTTCATCAAATAAGCCCCGCGCATTGTACAAGGCATCCGAACGTTCACGAACTGCATTGTTATACTCATCCGTGACTGCTTGAATATCCTGAACCAGCCGGTCGTTGATACTTTTGGTAGCGTCGTAATAGTCTTTCTCGAGTTGAAGTCTCTTCTCCTTAGTATCATTTTGAACTGCGAGAACGCCCTTTGAATATGTCATATCCGCAGAGGCGATCTCATTCTTCAGCCTATAGATTTCTCTATCTGCCTTACGACGTTCATCCGATCCCTGTTTATACCGCTTCTGGACACGCTCCCACGCTGCAAGTTCTGTGTTTAGACTCATCGTATTGTAGTATTTGCGGTCCTCGATGTACGCCAGAGACTCTTCGAACGCAGTCTTGACGGTCTTTGTGATTCCACCAGTAGAGGCTGTTAGTTTGGGTTTCGCGTCGGTAACGCCAGTTCCAACTGAGTCACTTAGAGTCTCGCCAACCTTGTTCCCTAACTTCTCGACGTTGCGTGTGTATTGGTTATCCCACATACTTGTGTCTCTGAAGGGGGTTGTTACACCAGGAATATCCCTTTGGCCATTCTTCATGGCCTCAAATACTGCCCGACTATCCCAGTTATCAATTGGTTTACGAACAGCGTCAACAACTTTCTGACCCATCTCTGCCGCAGCGTCAACAGCGCCTTGAGTACTGCTACGAATACCATTACCCAAACCCATACCAGAGTACTGACCTATTTGGTCAAATTCGTATGAAGGAGAGGCAATTCCAAGAACCTGTTTAGCCGAGTCTAGAACAGAAGACGCAAGTTCTCCAGCCCAGTCGGCGGCTTCTTTGATTTTGCTTCTTAGTCCATTGATAAACCCGTCGACCATATCCTTACCCATGTCTGCGAATCCAACAATCGCTTTACCTCCCGCTTCAATGGTCGCTGAAATAAGATTACGAATAGCCTTTACCATCGGGTCGGCGTTGTTACGGATTGCGTTTGCTGTTCCGTTGATGAACGCAAGAATAAGGTTGACGCCAGCTTGAATGACTTCTGGTATCATGTCGATCACACCATTAATGAACTCCGTGACAATCTTGATTGCTATCTTGACAACGTCACGAATATGAGTGGCTAGTCCGGTCAGAATACCGATGATAAGTTCCATGCCATCTTCAACGAGTTGAGGAACATACTGAAGTAATGTAGAGGAGAGTTTCATGAGCAATACCATAATTCCATCAACAACTTTCGGAATGATAGCAATCAAGGCGTCGATCAATGCCCCTACGAGTTTGACAATAGCCTTTACAAGTTCGGGAGCAGCATCGCCTAACACTACTGCGAGCGCAACGATGCCTTCGCCTAACTTGCGAAGAGCCAAAGGAATAAGACCAATTATAGCCGTGACGATGACGGTTATTGCAGCCGCGGCACCTGTTCCAGCAACAGCTAAGGCAGATAAGCCAGTAGCAAATAACAAGACGCCTCCGCCAATTGCCAGTAAACCAACACCAAGTAAGGCAATTGCAGCAGCGAGGCCGAGTATTGATGGTATTATTGGCGTGAGGACGAGCGCCGCAATCCCGATGACAGCGAATGCTCCCGCAAGAGCAACGAGTCCTTTTCCAATTGATTCCCAAGACATTGAGCCAAGAAGCATTAGTACAGGCGCAAGTATAGCAAGAGCTGCAGAAACAACGAGTAATGCTGCTGCTCCAGGAAGAGCAGTCTTCATCAGGAACATCGCACCGGCGATAATACCAAGGCCTGCTGCTAGAGCGATCCCTCCTTGAATAAGCTCGCCTGTATCCATCCCACCAAGTTGACCAATAACTTGTGCAAATATGAGTAAGGCTCCACCAAGGATTGTCAATCCTACAGCAGTTGCTACTATCTTACCTGCGCCGCCAAGGGCCTTGGAGAATATAGTAAGTTGAAGCATGACCATTGTAACTGCGCCTAATCCCTGAAGAAGTGCGCCAGGGTTCATGTCTGCGAACATTTTAACTGCGTTGGCAAGTACGAGAACGCCTGCCGCCAAGGCAAGTAGTCCTAGACCTTGGCCAATACCCATTTGGTTCACGCTAGCAAATTTGGCGAACAGCCCCAACTCAGCGATAAGAACGCCAACACCAACCAATCCCTTAGTGAGAGTAGCTGCGTCAAGTGCACCAAGTTCTTTAACAACATCAACCAATGCTCGAATAGCAAAAGCAAATACAACAAGTCCAGCCGCACCCATGAATAACTGCTTCGTGTTCTTGTCAATGGATTTTGCAACGGTGACTAGCGTCGCCGATAATAAAGCGATGGTTCCGAGGCCTTTAATTGTGTCTTCCCAGGATAAATCGGCTAGAGTTTTCATAGCAACGGATAGAATAAGAACAGCCACCGATAAAGAAATAAGTGCGGCCGTAGTCTTGTTAAGTCCGACAAACCCCTTGGGTCCCATAACTTTCGTTAAGATAGCCATGGAGGCAGTTAATTCAGCAAAGAGTACAGTAATCGCACCGAGAGCTACTGTTAGTTTTATGGGATCAATCAGGGATAGAACAACTAGTGACGCCGCAAGAATAGCGATTGCTCCTGCGATCTGCATCAGGGTTCCAGCTTTTAAGGACGTTTGATATGCTTCGAGACTTCCCTTCACGCCATCCAGAATTCCTTTGATGCCATCAAGCATTCCTTTTCCGCCATCTGTAATCGAGGTCAATGAGGCAATGAACTTCTTAATCCCAACAAGAATCAAGGAGAATATACCTGCATTGAAGACATCCAGAAGAGCGTTGAAGTCAAAGGTCTCTAAGGACTTTGTTATACCGTCTCGTAACTGACCAATACCCTCTCCTGCAATTGCTGCCATCTTTCCAATGATAGGAAATACTTTCTTAACTTCAGCCACGATGCCCTTAAATATAGTTCCGATAAAGTCGAAGAACTTAACGAATGGGCCAAATCGTTTGTTTACTCTGTCTGAGAAAGTATCCAAACCACTCATATCGATGTCGCCGAACGAAGCAAATACACCTGAAATATAGGCGAATCCTGCTTTAAGGGCATCGATGACTGGCGTTAGAAAATTCCCAATCTTAGCAAACGCTTTTCCAAAGAAATCAGTTGTCCGAATCATCTCGTTGAGCCCAACAAGATAATCTCCAAACGAAGCCGTAACTCCAAGGATACTATCTCCCATAGGGAACAAAGATTTAATAAACGGCATGACTGCATTTACGATGGCTACGAATGCTTGTCTACCAATATCCAAAAGGGCAAAGAATCCCTTGAATGTGCTCTTAATTTTTGCAAGAGTTTCATCTCCCATTTTGAATTTCTCGGTTAGGGCAAGAAACGCCTCTGACATCCTGACTAACTTAATACCTGTGATCGGTGGAAAAATCTCTTTGAATGCCTCAGAGATAGGCGCGAGTACCCGTTGTAATCCCTTTATTACATTTGTAATGCCAGCAATTACTGCATCTCGTCCACCAAATGCTTTCCAGAAGAGTGTCATGTTGTTTCTGGCAGTTTCTGCTGGGCCGATTAGGTTGTTGAACGCGTCGTTGATTGCAGTTAAGGTTTTTGTAGCTTCGTTTTTGTCGCCAATGATATTTTCCCAGGTTACTGCCCAACCAGATTGAACAGATTCTTTCATGGTGCTGAACAACTGGGTAAAGGTCTTGACGTCCTGAGCCGCTTTTAATAGCGATTCGTCGTCTGCCATTTTAGAAAGAGTTGCTGTCAGGATTTCAGAGGTTAACCATCCCTGTTCAAGGGTTTCTCTGAATGGTTTAGAAGCATCAACAACGACACCCATCTCTTTAGCTGTCTTCGTTAAGGCATTCTTAAAGAGTTCACCACCCATGCCAGCATTGACAACTGAGTTCCAGTCCATTAACTTAACTGTTCCAGAGGCCATTGCTTGAGACAGTTGATACATGGCTGTCGACGCCTGTTGAGCGTTCGAACCTGAACCAGCAGCTAGATTGGCGATACCCTTGATGGATTTCGCTGCAAGATTAACATCGATACCAGCCGCGGTAAACGTACCTACATTCTTTGCCATCTCGGCAAAGTTATAGATTGTCTTGTCTGCGTATTGATTCAACTCATCCAGAACATCAGTGACCTGAGTCAGGGTTGTCCCTTTGCTTGCAGTATTTGTCAGGATGGTTTGAATGGCGCCCATCTTTGTCTCGTATTCATTGAAACCCATCTTGATAGGATCAAGCGTGAGACTAGATACGAACCTTTTACTCATGTTAACTGCTGAGTTGGTGAGATTCTGGAGGGTAGTAATACCTATTGCACCAAGTGCCGTGAATTTAGCAGAGATGTTATCGACGCCAAGGGCAATGCTGCTAAGATTAAAGTTGCGAGCCGCATTCTGAAGTGAGGATAATCCTTTTGATGCTTTATTAAAATCGAGATTCTTTTTTAAAGTATCAATCGAATTGATACTAGTCTTGACGCCACTCTCAAACTGTTTGTTATCAAAGTGCATACCTACGACGCGTTCATCGACTGTCGTACTCATAGAGTAGTTACCCCCTTCCATACATCATTGACTATCTTATCAAATATTGGTTGAAGCGCCGGGTTAATGTAGTCTATCCCCTGCACGTATCCACCATTGCGAGTCACGTGTCCATATTGTAGAATAATGGCAATTGGAACACCGTCGACACGATTTGAGTTCATCCAGGAAATCTCTACCCCACCACGAGTATCTTTAATTGTATAAGACCAAGAATTTGCTGTTTCTCCGCTATCTCTAGGCGTCGCCAATGAGAGGGCGGTCACTCCTTCTTGACCATACTTCTCCAACATTGCACGGTAATTGATTCCAATGACGCCAAAAAGAAAGCGATTGGTTTTCTTAAAACTACCTTTATGAGTAAACGTAATCATATCTCACCCCTCGCTCTGCATTGCCTGCTTTCGGGCCGCATTTAGAGAAGAATTACGACGCGCAAGGTCTCTCTTGTTCATCTTCTTCTGTGGAGTATTCTTTATGTTGCACACATTAATCAATGTAAGTAGTCTATTGAGATGCCACTTTTGACACTCAAATGGAATATTTAAAGCGATCATCCAATAATATATAATTTCAGAAGTGACAACCTCTCGATTTACCAACTTCTTTTCATTGCTAAAAGTTGTTGCCGTCATCTCTTCATTAATATAATCTCTAACTTGTTGGACGTTTTCATTTGTAGCGAATTCATAAGATTTATCATCATTGGTCTGAGTAATTGTCATGCATCTAATATAATCTATAGTCTCCGCAACTGTCTTGTCGTTCTTGGACAGGAACGGTTTTCGCCATCTTGACTCCCATTTTGAAATGGAAACTAGAGAGTGCTCCAATTGCAAGGATCGCGCTCGCGAGATGACAAACTCATTCTTGTCCTCATCATATTGCTCTACCGCGGGAATCACAATAGTAAGCATTCTCTGGTTCCTCCATTCACGTGGGTAATACTGTAGGAATGATACCATTAACAAAGGCAGTTGCGGATTCTGAGCCAGATGCCAATTCAAGAAACAAATCGCTATATGCGTTTGTTTGTGAAAAACCATCACGAAGTTCCTGGTTCTTGATAAATCGTTTCCCATCAGGAGACTTTTCGCCATAGGACCTAAGTATCAGGTCCTTGAAGAGTTCACTGATTGCTTTGATATCTACTGTTGAAACGATCTTTTCAAGAAGTTGAGTCAACCCGCCAGGAGTAGACAGTTCCATTTCTGCAATTTCGGCCCTTGTTAGGTTAAAATAAAAATCCTCAGTCCTTGTGTTACCATTAAAATCCTCGTATGTGATCGTCTTTTTCAACATAATGGCAATGACTCCTTTCAAAAGTGTAAAAAAAGAGCCCCCGTATTTCAGAGGGCTCTTCTACTTTAGATGACTTACGCGATGGTTGTGAAGTTCTTGATGGTGGCCGTGAGTGCCTGCCCATAGATGTCTGACATGCCGCCAATGGCGACAATGTAGGTCTCGGAATTGGTGAGGTCGACGGTGGGATTGAAGGTAAGGATCTTTCCGGTAGCGTCCCAGGTCTTCGCGCCAGCAACAACCGTTCCCGAGTCTGTCGTGACAACAACCGCTTCGTTGACGATCTGGTTATTGAACGTCATCACGATGTTGGCGTTGACCGCAACATCCACCGCGTCATCAGCAGGAACGATGGTGGACAGGGCAAGAGCAGACGGAGCCGCGCCAGCGAACAGTGTTGCAATTTCATCGGGAAGAGGAAGACGAGGGTCAACACCAACTTCACCGAAGAGAATATCTTCGAGTGTAGCAAGCGTTGTCGCATCGGCCTTTGTGGAGTCAACAACAACAGATGCCGTGGGCTTCTTGTCTGTGACGGTAACCGGAGTGGTGGAAACTTCCCAGGAGAAAGTGATTGCTTCCGGGGAATCATTGATCGTCTGGTATCCTTTTTCGGATGGAGCCGCTAAGGAGCCATAGATCAGGTGGAGCTTGTAGCCATGGTCCGCGCCATCCACATCGTTACCGAGGGAGGTCTTGTAGACCAGACCGAACTGTCTGCGAGCCTGCTGTCCGATGGATACACCGATCGCAAGGTCATCCGAGCCATCGCATATGCCGAATTCATCAGGATATGTGTAGGCTTCGATGGTTGCGCCGAATTCCTCGGCAGAGATAAGATTGAGGTACTTGGTATCATCCGCATATAGCGGTGTCGCTTCGGCGCCTGAAGGGCTTTCCGTTACGCTAATAAGGCCGTTCCACACAACACCGAGAGGATATGCGCCGTTGGTGTCCTGTACATACAGAACGCCATTCTTGACGCCAGTTTCGAAGTGACGAGCGCCTGCCTGGTCCCAAAGAAGTTTAGACATAGGTATTTCCTCCTTAATAATATAAATTGTACACGTCGTGATTCAAACCATCTACCGCAAAGTGGGTAGAAAAAGAACAATATGGTAAATCTAACACCTTGTCGGGTATTAGGGAATCTGGATTTTTATCAACAACTGTGATTGAGTATTGTTTCATATCCAAATATATGCGATCGTTTGAAAATAAATCCTTTCGATCAGAACGCTTATAGATGATACAAGGATACTCCATCCTAATTGAAGAAGGTGGTTGAAAATATACACGGGATACAGCATTACCTCCTGTCCCGAGAATACCGATTAGAATAGCGTGTAAGTCGAGTCTACTACCCGCCATTATAAAGCCCTCCAATCTGTAAAACGATTCGAGGTCGATTAATAGCAAGCGATTTGATACTCCACTTTTGCCCGTGCAATATGACGTATTTTATAAATCCAGAGTTTGCATAGGCATAGGGGTCTGCGATAACCGAGATAGAGTTATCGAGGTTGAGATTGTTATTAGCGTTCTCGGTCTTCTCCCATCTCTGTTGAGATAGAAGAATATCACCTCGATAACTCTTCTCGACTATTTGATTTTCCCAGACCCCTGGGGTAGTCTCGCTCTGGAGGGCATAACCTATCATACCAGAAAATTTAGCCATAATAGGCTACCTCCTTCCATTTTGAATTTGTTGATCAAGATTTAGAGAGGCGCAATCGCTTCAGTCTTCCAGTAAGCGATAGCAGAGTGAGGCATAGTCAATGCACCAGAGCAACGAGTCTCAATCAGGTATTTGTACTGATTGAAGTCGATGTCGAAGTCGTCGAACATGGCAACCGCGCCGCCCTTGTCCGCGCCAAGAGAGTAGTCGCTCATGTTGACAGAGACGCCGATGAGGCGCTTCTGGCTACCAGCAACACCGAGTGCCGCAGGAAGAGTGACAACAACCTTGTTCTCCATGACCGGAACTTCAACGATCTCGCGGGCACGGATGCCAGCGGCCAGATCAGCTTCGGTATTGTACAGTCTCCGGCCAGTGCTGTCCTTCAGAAGGAGCATGTCGCCGTTAACATCAGGAGTTGTGAAGAACGTCGGAGTACCTGTGCCCTGATAGTCCTTACGACCAAGGATGATGGCATCGATCATCTGAGCAACAGTGACGGACTCAGCCATCACAACTGGAACAGTGTAAACAGCATCGTCAGTGGCGATCGGACGGATTTTGTCTTCCTTGATCTTGTCGTCGGACATGGAGCTGCGGCCATCACCAACAAGCTGAGCCCGAGCAATTTCCTCTTCGAGCATCATGCGCATTTCAGCACGCAGCCAGACAACAACGTCGAAGTCTGTGATGTCGATGACGTCATCGCGGTCAAGCTTCTGCTTTTTGTACACGGTCTGAGGATCGGTCGTGCGTTTCAGAAGAGTGATGACCTCATCAACCTTCTCGTTGCCCTTCACATAACCTCTGGCGCGAGCTTCGTCGGCAGTGATGTCGGCCATGATGGTCTTGATGCGGCTAAAGGGGATGTGCTTGGCTCCGCCGAAGACTTTGGAGACCCACTCGGTCTTGCGCTTGATGAACTCGGGAGTGGCGCTGGAAGAGCGAGCATCCGGGAAGAGATATTCAACGTTTTCTGCGATGCCATAGGTATTGACATGCGCAAGAACGTCTTGACGATTCTCATAGACGGCCAGAGCATCGGGGATCGACGCAAAGCCATGAGCGAGGAAGGCGTTCTTGAGGGTCGACTGAGACTGCCGAGCATCATTAAAGATTGCACGGAGTTCATCACGGGTCAGAGCGTCATGCTTCAAAACGTCCCCTTCGGCGGCTGCAGCAGTTTTGTCGAAAATGTTTTTCTTCATTTTAGCTTCTCCTTTTTGTTTATTCGAGTGTTCAAATTCGTCTTCCTCTTCGGAAGTTTCGCCGTGTTCGGCAGTTTCATCACTGGAAGATTCTTCTAGGGCATGTGCGATCATCGCATAGACCACGGTTTTCTGTTTCTCAGAGAGGGATTCAAAAATATCGCCGACAGTTTCTTGCTCGGCATCTGCATGGATCACGTCTTCTTCCTCCTCTTCTTCTTCTTCAATATTGAGAGCATCATGCGACAGGACACCTGCGCAGATGATTGCCTCCGTTTCGTCCGTAGAGATACTACCGTCGCCATGCTCAAAAGCAAGATTGTCGATGTACGCCTCAGGATTGGCACCAGCAATAACGATTGACACTTCACGGATGACTCCATGAATAACGTTCTTTGCCTTCTCAACCAAAGAATTGGCGTAGATGCTAAGCGCTGAAATATCACCATGCTGGATAAGTGCTTTCGCCGTCTTACCAGACTCAGTATCGTTCAGTGAGCAATATGCATACACACCATCTTTACGATTCTCCAGAATTGCGTGACCAAGGATGTTTTTGGGATCGTTGTGCATGTGTTGATAGACCAACGGAACTGTCTTGCCATCAGCATCCGCAAACGCATCCTGAAGAATGGTGCGACCGTCCGAGCATTTCAGACCGACCTTAGTAGCATAACCACTAAAATCAAACTTTTTTTTGCTAGTCTTGGACATTGTTACTTCCTCCTTTACTATTCTTAGAGAGACCATTAGTAGCTGGTGTAGTTGCAGTGGGCATATTTCTATTTTGAAGCTCACTCGCGTGAGGTGCTTCTGAAGGTTTACGTCCAACAATCTGACGCAGTTCATTAGGAGTTAGGATCTCATTACGACTAAATATGTCGGCAATTGTTCCAATCTCGGTGGCCGGAATCAACCTAAACACATCGCGGAATCCCATGATTGTCTGCCCTTGAGATCTTGCTGTTTTTGTCAAGAACTTCCGGAGCATCTCCTCAACGATAACCGTTACGATAGGTTCGATTGTCCGATCATAGTAGTTTTTCAAGATTGGTTCGGTTGCTTTTCCATTAAAGATGTCGTCCGTAAAACCTAACTGATTGTAGAACTGCGTGGTAAGATACTGGACTTGAGCGAGTAGATTGCTTTCGACAGGCCTATTAAGTTGCGTTATGTGCTCGGTAGAGTCAACATAAGCAACTCCATAAGTACTCCCTTTAAGTTGACTCTCGATAGCTTTCAAGCGTTCTTCGGCTTGAAGTTGTCGAGCTTCAGACTTAATGGTGTACGGAAGCTGGATGATTAGATCGAGTTTTCCAGAACTCGCCACTTCGTCTACACTATCCAAAAGACTCAACTTTCTAACAAGTCTTTTGAGTGTAGAGTTTGGCTCGTTCATAACTGCATACAATGGATTCTCGATGATAGCAACTAGGTTCTTAGGCATTAGTATCCGTTCTTTTCGCCCTGTTCGATCATTATAAACTTCGATCCGAACATAATTGGGATACCATTCCACAATCTTACCAGTACGGAGAGAGAATATGTTGTACGAACCGCTTAAGATTGGATTAATGCTTGTCTCGACTGGAACAACCGCTACAGAACCTTCGTCGAACATGCTCATTACAATGTCTTGAATTAGTACTCGCCCAGTCTGGTCCTTGTTGGCCTCAACACGAAGACATTGGTTTAAAGGACCATCAATACTTTCAAGATACTGACCATTTTCGTCGATCCGAACATGTTCAATATTAAAACTTGCTACATCTAGTGCGATTCGGTTGGTAATAGTAGTTAATATAGATCGTTCATTGTGAGGAGAAAGCTTAACCCGGGCGGGATTCTGTGTTGAATTTGAATATCCCATATCCTTGTGAATATACAAGTCAGAGTCTGTCTCGTCGCGCGCTTGAAAGGCATTCCAAGCATGCGCAATTCTTTTACCAATTGAACTCAACGTTTATCACCACCCTTCGTAAGATTCTCCTGCCCTTTTGTAGTTCGAGGAGCCATGCCCTCTTCTTCAATACGTTTCTTCTTTACAAAAGATAATGATTTGGATCCGCTAAAGATTATTATTGGCATGTCAGAAACCACATCCTTATCCGAACTATCAATAATCATATTGTACCCTTCTTTTGATAGTTTATTGAAATAGTGCTTCCGAATCGGTTCTAATTTCTCGGAATACATTAAATCTATAAACTTATCATAAGTCTTTACAATACTTTTATCCTTTCCAGAAACAGCATTGGTAAGTTCTTTTTCGATGCCTTTCAACGTCGAAAATTTACTCATTGTTTTTAATGTCGCAGCTGCTTCCTTTACGGAAATATCTTTTACCGTTTCGATAAAGGCGTCTACTTGCCGTTTCTCGCTAGGAGAAACTAGGGTTTCCTTCAGTTTATACTGGAAATTGAATTTACCAGAACCAAGCATAAACTCGTACATTTCAACGTCTTCTTTTTTGAAAGCGGCATACTTCATCCCACCAATTCGTTCATCTCCAGAATCAGCAATCCGATTAATTGTAGAGTCTTTTTCGAGACGAACTCCAACAGAGGAAGCATCGGTATATCTTGCTTTCCTACGCCCCCAATGCATACCAAGGATTCCATAGTGTGTAAGTTCCATATACTTCTCCCTTGCATGAATTTAGCGGCGTTAGAACGCAGCCCCAAGAGCAATTCGACGCCAATTAGCTTGAGAGATTGTGTTCCCGCCAAGAGCGGTGTACAAATATGTCGCATCGAGTAAGAATTTTGTGCCGGTAGCAACTGTACCATTTACTCCAGCTTTCAGTGTTGTGGCGGCCGCAGTCATTGCACCATTGGCCATTGTGTCAGCAATTGTGATGGCATTACCAACAACACCAGCAGTGTCAGCGGTAAGAGCGACGTTAGTTCCTCCACCAACTGCTGCGCCAACACCCTGAGTGTCGCTCGCTGTGATGGCAGCGATGAGCGCAGTGGCTGTATTTACTGCTGTGCAGTTGGTTCCCGTTCCAAGTGTCACAGCCGCAAAGACATTAGTTCCTGCGGTGAACGTCTCGGTGGTGGGAATGGAGTTACCAGCAGTGCCGCCAACGAGCGCTGTGATTACACAAGCGTTTACTACGAACGCAGCAGCTGTTACGGCAGTAGCAGGATTGTTAATCCCATCTGTACCGTTAATAGCGGCAACGATATTGAGTTTCGCGCCAGCAAGATCGAGACCAACAGAGACTTCACCTTCTGCATTAGCGGTTCCCTCGGGGACGAAAGTATAGATCTTGTCGCCGATCCACATTGTGTCCCCAGCCGTCGGTTGGGTGTCGACGGTCAGTGTGCCGGTCGCTTTTCCAGTCAATGCTGAAATATCAATGGCAATGTTTGTCGGAGAGGTCTTAGTCTGTGCGGCATCCGCCAAGAATTCATAGACATCTGTTCCAGGAACGGCAGGATTATTGATTGTGAGCGTTTCACCATCAATAGAAACACCAGTGATAAGGAAAATATCAGTTGCCGCTACTGCATTCACGGGCGTTCCACTCTCACCAACAGCACCGATAATCTCGGCCATCTTATCGCCAAATTTGAAACTGGAATCGTGGACTCTTGACATACCATTCAGAATTCGAAGTTCTTTTGCGGTTAAAGCGTTCATTGTAACCTCCTATTGATTTTATTTGGAATAGATTATTTCGGCAAAACTCGGAGATATCTTTTTAACTAATAACTTTGCGGCGCCTATAAAGACACTTGTAGCAACCGTGGTTGCAGCTGCTCCGGCCGCAACTTCAAGTGATTTTGATACAAAGGACTTAGCTTTTTTGATTTTTACTGTCGATAGGTTTTTATACGAATTTTCAAGTTGGAGACGTTCGTTTAACTTTTTAAGTTCGTCATTAGATAATCTCGATAAGCCTTTGGATTTATTTTCCCGACTTTTGATGTAATCTTCGGACTCGTCGCGTTTCTTTCCAAGAGTCGTTCGAGTTCCATCTTTTGTCTGATACCTACGACGTCCCCACTTCATTCCCATAATACCAAAATGCTTTAGGTCTTCACCCACGCCGTCTTCGTTATACTGTTTAAGATCAGTTTGTTTGATAAGTTGATTGGCCATTAGGTTCTCCTTTCTTCGTTGTAACTACTCAAACACCTATCTTAGCCGTCCAACAATTAACCAAACTCTCTTATCATTTGTTTTGCCCATTCTGTTTTTAAAGAAGCTTGAACTGCTTGTTGTCCAACATAATACATCGATCTTTGTTTCGCATTATTTTTATTTGCTATGATCGTTGCCACCCTAAGTGTTGCAATTGTTCCTAAAATAGCCGCAGCAGTCTCTTCCTTTATTCGTTTAGTGGCCTTAGTTTTTGATACTTCGGGCGAATATCCTTTTGCTAAATATTTAGATTCTAGTTTTATTCTGTGTTTACTTGTCGATGTACTCTTACGTCGACCCCACTTCATTCCCATAATACCAAAATGCTTTAGATCTTCGCCCACGCCGTATTCGTTATTTTGTTTGATAAGTTGATTGGCCATAGGTCCTCCTTTCTTTGCTGCAACTACTCAAACTCATCCTTGTTTAGTTTATAGGAAATATAGGCGTCGAGCAGTGCAGAAATGGAGTCAATCTTCTCTTCACGATGCTTCTTAAGAAGTTTCCTATTACCATTAGTGTCTTCGACGGTAACGCAGTTGCCCATTGTAAAGCGAAACAACTCTTGGTCAAACAGGAGTAGCCGTTCTTCAGAAATTTTCTTTAGTTCGCCAAGAGGAACCGACTCTGTTTTGGCGCCTTGGATAACTTTTTCAATCGCGCGAGTCCCGTTCTCTTTTTGCCAACGATTAATGAACTCTTGTGCATTGTATGGGTCGAAACCAAGACTGCGAATGTCATACCCCTTATCGGAAATATAAGCTTCGAGATCATCATAGACGGACATCATGTCGAGTACTGCGCCGTCGAGAACCATAAGAGAACCTTCATTGATAAAGTCGTCGTATTTTATACGAAGTGCTCCTGGTAGTTTCAACAATGTCAAACTCGAAATATAACAACGAGTCTTAACTCCAAAAGCACCACGAGAAAGAGGAAATAAGAATGTAAATGCACAGAAGTCATCACCTTGGGAGAGGTCAATGCCCATTGCGCATACACATTTCCAGAATGTTTGTCTACGATGGATCTCCGTCTCTTCGTAGGTAAAGAAATATGTGTATCCTTCCATTGGTATCCCAAAACGTTTCGCAAGAATATCGTTTCGGGTTGACGGAGCTTTCTCTGCTCTTTCTACATCGAGTTGATACGCTTCATAGGATATAGTCTTACCAAGATTAGGTTGAGCTTTTGGCCACATGTCAGGATTTGATACCTCGTCAATACTGTCAAGACGATAATACCAAATAGAGACATGATCGGCTTTGTACTCACCTCGAAGAATGTCCATAAGTTCCATCTTAAGTGTATCGCCCGAACTATTTCGGACAGTACCTTCAGAACTCATGGCAACGATCAGGTAGTCATCCATTTTGGATGCGCCCTGCTCGGTTGCGCCTACAACATCTTCTCTAATATCACCAGAAAGCCACTCGTCGATGGTCACAACTTTAGGCCGAAGTCCTTGAAGTTTATCGATCGTCATCGGTCGTACTTCTAATAAAGACCCAGTAAGAAAATTCTCAATGCCCTTTTTGGTAGGTACGAGTTTCATCCGGTTTGCTCTACTACCAGTAGTATTTTGAATAGAGCCTTCCGTTAGAAACTTAAACAGTGGTCCTCGTGCTCTTGTGATGGCTGTCCGAATAGGCGACATTATTTCATCGGCTTGTTTCATAGTAGGCGCTGTGGTAATCTGGTGAGTTGTAGAGGTATCAACATTGAGGAAGAAGTCTTGTATGCATGAACCGTACATTGATTTTGCAGCACCACGAGCAACTATTAAAAATTGCTTACTAGTCAAGCGCTTCTTAATCATTCGTCGTTCATAGTGTCCGGGCATACCATTCTTGCCGGGAATAAAAATGGAACGTTCGGTAAAGTAGTACCAACCAAAGACATCCTCTGCCCAAAGTTTGAATGAGTCTAATAGATGAAGATCTGAGCCATCGGTCAAGGTTAATTCCTGTTCACAGAAAAGGATCCAACCTTCAATCGCATCTTCATCGTAGTAGAATTTTGGGTTTCGAATACGCTCGTCGATTCTATTCATCTGCATGGAGATTTCACTACAGACAGGTATGTCGCCTCTCAATACGGCGTCCCGGAACTGTCCATAGTACCGCGGAGTAGCCGTGTTTGACAGATGCATCTTATACCTCCGGTCCTTCTACTCTAGTGGCGTTTCGACGTTAAAGCCGAACTCCTTCAGCCACTCTTTTCCTTTCTTGATGTGCTCTTTTGTATATATTTTTGCTTCTTTACGCATCATATCGTCAATCAGCTCTGTCGCTTTAATCGTTACGCATTTTGCGCTATCGAGTAGTATGATTGGATTTCGGGCGGATAAGTTTGCGACATCGTTTTCGTCTCGGAGTATGTTGTACCCCCTTTTTTGCACCTCCGCAAAAAATCGATCCCGAACAGGACCCATTGCGTCGTACATCGATGACATATTTGCAATGCGATATGCCACCTGTGCCTCTTTTGATCCTGGGTTCTCGATAAGTTTGGAGATATTTTTTGGAGTGATTGGACGAATTGCAGCGATGGGGGTGGTGTCATAAATCGTCATCAGTTTTGGATTATCTCGAAGAAGTGTAAAGAATATGGAAGCCGCTTCTGTTGTAGACGGAGATTTGAGTGTTGTTTTAGCTTCCAAGGTAAGCTTAATGTTTCTCCCTCCATTTAACGGTCCCTTACCACCAATAAAATTTATGTATCGCGCATTGTCGTTTTTCGTGAACGAGGCAAACGTCATGCCAGCAAGTCCTGGGTTACTGTCTTTCCCAATAAGTCGCTGCAGCAATGTTCCTTTCCGAATCTCTATTCTGCCATCCCCATAAATTGTATATCCAGGAGGGGCGGCACGGCGTCTGGCTCCGGTGGGTTCTGCTTTTCGAACTCCCCACTTCATTCCCTTAACACCTACGTGCTTAAGTTCACTATCCATAAATCGCCTCATACTCAACAGACGCATCTTACACCTCCGATTGAGGATTATGCCATGCTTCAATCCTCCAATCATACTCTGCGATTTGTTTCTCCATGGAAGTGACTAGGAATGCGTTCGTCGGAGGATCAAATATGAGGCGAACTCTGAGATAAATTGCACTAAGAACAAGATCTAAATCTGTCCGAGTTCCTAGGAGTTCTGTCCAGACATTGGTCTTAGACGTAATTCTATAACCAGCTTCTGGACCAACGCCAAGTTGTGTCATTATCATCAATGCGCCATTGATAAACATGATAAGTTCATTATCAAAAGTTGTATCGGTACTGCTAATACCTAGCAACTGTTTGATCGAGTCGAGTATACTTGTCATTGTTCAATCCTCCTTCCTTTTAGTCTGGGTGTCGGTTGAAAAAAGCTCCACTTGGATATAGATCATTGTATTCAAACTGACCATGTTTTACTTTCTTTTCAGGCTTGATCTTTTCTGCACTAATTGTTTGTAAGTACTTACTTCTAGAAAATATTAAATACGCAGAATCGAAACTTTTTACTGGATCTTTATCGTTAGCTGATAGTTTAGTGTTTCCTCTCATATAATCATCTCTTCTCATATTAAACCCAGCGGTAGCATCCTTTACCGCAGTATAACCACCAAAACCCCCATGATTTTTCATCATTGCAACCGTATATGCTCTATAGTTGGTTAAGGTTTCGTTTCCGTCTAGGTCTGTAGGGTCAAGTCCTGCTACCTTTAGTCGCGGTTTTAAGTTATCAACTAAATCTTTTACTTGTTGATTTTTGTATTGATCTAAGAACATGTCAACTCTTTCCTTCTCTGAAGGGCCGATAAGATCCTCTTTAACCTTCAGTGATAGTAAAAATGCCTTACTACCTGGATCGAGTTGTTTCAGTTTTCTACCAAAATTTTCGGCATCTTTTCTATCTGAGAATACAAAGGTTCTTCCAGAATCTACTTCCTTCTTTGAATGGGATACTCGATAAACAATGCTTCCTTTTGAAAGAGAGTCACGAAGTTCCGAGTATTTTGGGTCTTTAGAATATCCTGAAACTTCAGATCTTCGAACGCCCCAATGCATCCCGAGGACGCCATAGTGTTGTATTACCATAATGTTGTATCCCCCTTCCTTCTTTCTACTGGCAAGCGAGTTAAATTCTTAGAAGAGCCAAAGTGAATCATGTTATGAGTATTGATGGATGTACAGATCAAGAATTCTGGATTAAGGATTGCAGGGTTTCCTTGTTCTACATCTTCAATACTCATCGGATTCAGATGGTGGATTCGAATTGAATTAAAAATCTCTCGACCTTGGATTCCAAGATCACATGCGTTGTCGCGAACGATGATCTTATCACGAAGTACTCGCCAAGCTCTAGAGTTGTAGAAATCTTGGTTAAGGTATCGATCGAATCCGAACGTTGCAACGCCTACCGAACCTCGAAGGGATAGGTATTCGTATCGTTCTTCAAAGGTTCTGAAGGTTAGAAGTTCAGAATATGTTCTAGTCTTCATCGTCTCCTCGATCTGGGTCCCCTGCGTAAGTTCTCATAGCAGCAATGGCATCTGCGTACAATTCGTCGACGCGTTTGGCAGCACGAATCGACTCGGTCTTTGCTGTGATGAGTTCCTTTTGCTTTTCGAGAATGTCGCGTTCGACTTTGTTGTTAAGGGAACCAAGTTTTAGAAAGTGCGTGACTTCCTGGGCACTCGCTGTCCCAGCTCTCATACGTTTCTCGGCTAAATCCATGGCCAAGGAAATCATCTGATTCTCTCGACCTTCGGGTGTTGTAGCTGGCGGCGACTTTCGTCCTTGTTCTTTCTCGGGCCGAGAGTACTTAGCCATGGTTCTTCCTCCTTTCGCATGAGTTTTAGGCACTTTCGTAGGACTTTAATCGGGTGTAGAATGCTGACATACCCCTAAAATGCCCTCCGGGGAAAATATAAGG